GTGGGACGGCCACGTCGCCATGTACATCGGCAACGGTCAGATCGTGGAGGCCGGGGACCCTGTAGCGGTGTCCGGGCTCCGCACCGACAATATCGGCATGTCGTTCCACGGCTTCTACCGTCCTTCGCAACCAGAATCGCCACAGAGGCTCTGACCTGCGCAAACCCTACGCGCCGGGAACCCGCACGGAGCCACTGCCGACGCGATACCGTCGTGAACATGAACGAGTTGAATCCCGCTGTAAAGATGATTGATGACGCCAGGAAACAGCAGAACTTGACCGTTGACAAATTAGCAAAACTGAGCGGAGTTACAAGGAATACGATTTGGAACGCGCTGAGAGGCAAGAACCGCACCTACGACGAAAATATCTTCAAGATGGCGCGGGCACTCCAACTGGACGCGCGAAACGTACTTCAAGCGAATAACACGCCAGAATCAAAAATTGTGCGACTACTTTCTGAGGCACAGGAAGGGATGCTAGATGTGTCCGACCTTGACGAACTGGACCAAACGCTACTTCAGGAAATGGCGATAGTTCTACGCAACCAAGATAAATACAAACAACAACACCCCCGCTAGCCATGAAGCGGGGGTGTTGCGAAAAGGAGGACTACCCGAAGGTATGCCGTTAGTAGAATATGACTAAACTACCAACTACTATTATACATTAGTTGACCTACAGATTATGCGATAGCCGATGATCTTGCCCCTATAGTCAATACGTGGTTGAACATTGTCGATGTTGAAAACCATGTCATAGACAAGTTCATCTAGACGAATGTTCCCAATACGACTAGATAGGTCTAACGAAACATCTGTTTCTAACTTGATCGTCTTTGTGTACTGGTATCCAGAGTTGAGAAACAGTTCCTGAACGTTGTCAGGGTTCAGTTCCGCGACGTTGCACTTGATGGTTTCAGGATTGGCATAGTCCCAATCAACTTCCATAGAACCAGCATCAGCGTTCCACTCGTACGTTTTTAGGTACACGTCAACGGTTCCCAGATACTTCACCATAGATACCACTCCGGTATTGCCCTATGGCTTACCCACGGACTCATTTGAACTTGCCCTACCGCTACCTTCCAAGACAGATGACGAGTAGCCGTAATCACTAGAGGGCTAACACTGAAGTTCTTATTGAACTTGACTGTAGAATCGTCCTGCCTGATTGATTCAACATTGGCAGTGGTGAATATGTCGTTTTCTGTCATGTACGCAACCTGCCAAGCAACCATGCGTTCAAACCATTCAAGGTCTCTTCCGGCAATCTCTGACTCAATCCTTCCAATGAAGGTTTCAACTACAGCCTTAGCCTGATTCATCTTGACTTCATTGGTAGCAATACCAGTCAGTCTCTTTACATCATCTATATTCATTCCACTTCAAATCCTATTCTTTGTGAGTAATCTACTTTGTTGTTCTTCCATAGACCTAGATATAGTTCCCACTCTCCCGCCATTGTTAGCGGGGGAAGGTATACAGAAACCACACTTCCAGACTTAGTAGCATTGACAACAGTTGTAGTTCCGTAGGGATCAATCACATCAACACTTGCAGACGTATAGCCAGCAAGGTCTTTTAGATTCCCCCACTCATCTCTTACCGTAATCTTTAGTGGACTAGCCACATCTTGATTCACTCTAAACTTCATAATCTTATTCCTATCCCTGTTTGTACTATTGTATCTAACTCATTGCTCTGCATTCTGGTAGACGTTGCTACCGCTTTTCCTGCCATAGCAGCCTTCACATTGCCGAATATATCGATCTGTGAGGTAATGGAAAACGGCAATGGGTCTTTGAGTATCAAAGTACGAATGAAGCCGTCTACGTCAAACTGTGCAGTGTTTAATCGCACTAGTTTGTTGGTCTTCACAGAACCACTAATGTTCACCTGTCCGGCAATGACTACAGAAGGACCGGGAGGACCGGACATAACTTCGTTGTAGTGAGCAAGTTTCCGTTCGTCATCAATAACACGGTCGTACAAAGCAATCTCATCGATTGGCGAACCCTGAATAACGTAGCCGGGAATAAACCTCTCACAGTCGCCAATCGTCGTGTTTCCCCAAGCCCCGAAACTGAAGGGATACGCACGATAGTGATTGCTCTCTAACACTCCATCAAAGTAGAAGTAGAGATTGACGAACCCTCCTATTTGCAGAATCTCAATAACACAATGATGCCATTGCCCATCGTCATACCGATTCGCAGAATAAAGACTTGCACTACCAGAAGCGCCAGAAAACGAAAAGAACACCTTGCCGGGATAACTCGCATGGTTAGACCTATTGACTGCGACAATCATTCTTCTTGTATTGCTAGAGCCAACAGACAGTACACAATAACTAGTTGTTGAGTTAGACTCTTGCTTGAACCAAAACTCAATAGTCTGGTCTCTACTTCTAGACCAAGCAGAATCCACAACAATGGTGGTAGGCCACAAAGGCGCAGTATCAACAACACCAGTTCCTAAACCACTATGTACGTATACGTTCGGCTGATCAGCCTCAACTGATGAGAGCAAACCTGATCATTCCCGAACAATCGACAGTCACATCTTGGTTGTCTGCCGTTTGTAGTCCTACATCTTGATAGCCGATTAGGTCAGTTCCATTATGGATTGCTACGTACTGAAACGATCCAGTGAAGCCCGTGAAGACAGCAGTATCAGCAGCAAAGACCAAACCTGTTAGACGCTTATTCTGTAGTGCCTGTTCAGCCAGAGAACCTGTCAATGTTGCCTGATTCCACGAACTGCCAAATAGCGATATGTAGATTGTGTCTGTCGTCAAACTGATTGACTTTGTGGTTAGCACCTTCTCAATGGTGCTTTGATTGATTATCATTGTGTTCCTTTCTTAGTAGAAAAGCCGGTGCCAATACTGACACCGGCTCTCCCCTACTTACTATTTAGTTGTTATGCAGTTGTTAGTTCTAGCATTGAGAACCCATCATGGCAGACGGCAAAGCCTCTACGTGAACGTGCTTTCAATAGCGTGGTATCAGTCTCAAACTGTGCATCAGTTGAAACTTGGAACTCTGGTCCCGAACGGACACCTAGAACACCGGCATTCTTTGAGCCAATGAACATTAGCGGGTTACCTGCTGGATTGACCTCTGCTGTTGCAGAAGTGCGTAGTCCGGCTGAGAACTGAACCGGAACACCTAGAATGGTGCTTGGCTGTGCGACCGATACAGACTCAATGAAAATGTGATTGCCATTGGCATCAGTTAGACCTCTGAGAGCCTGCTTGAAGGCAGGAGAGGCTACGATGATTGAATCTCTCTCTGCGTAGTACTTGCTTTCCTCGTAGGCACCGAACGCACCTGAAATCTGATCGAATGTCAAATTGCCAGCGGTAGCAGTGTAGGAACCACCAGCCTTAGCCACTGAGTAGAACGAATCGAAGGGTACGGTTGTACCATTCTTAACAGCAGTTGTGCCGAATACAGCGTTGTCCAACTTGCTTGCATAGTCGCCCGCCCACTGCATCTGAAGTGAACTGATTAGATCAGGTCTTGCGTCTTCTGAATCTTCCCAAGCAATCGGGAAAAGGCTACCGAACTTGTACGCCTTCAGCGCTACAGAATCTAGGTTCGGTGTATCTACTGGATACTGCTCTTCCTTCTGAAGAACGTGTACTTCTGTCGATCCCATCTTTGGAACTTCAAATAGATCACTAGCCATATTTGCTCTACGGAGACTATTCTCAGCAGCAGATGACTGGTTGATCATTGTTAGGACTTCATCGCCTTTTTCGACGGGAATCCATTTATTAGCGTTAATGATTGTCATTTCTTATCCTTTGGTTTAGTTATTTACCTCCAAACATCGCGTTATTGGGCATTAGTTACATCACGTATTGTTCTATTATATATTATTAGCCATTCAATTGTTGGAAGAGTTTTTCAGCACTAGACTGTGGCTTCTTTGCTACCGGCCTATCGGCGGCATCATCATTGAATGACTGCGTGGAACGTAGTTCCTCAATCTGTGCATCAATCTCTTCTGCATTCATGTACTTAGCAAATGAAGTAGGAAGATTGGCTTCTTTCAAACGTGCCTCAATGGTCTTGCGCTGAGTTTCCGACTGAAGATTATTCATTGACTCTTCTAGTTCCGTCGCTTTGGTCGTTGCTTCTTCTAACTGAGTTTTCAACTCGTTTCGCTCTAGCCTGAAAGTCTTTGCCTCTTCGTTTGCTTTGGCTAGTGCCTCTTTCATCTTTTCCATTTCATCCATTGTCTTGCTCCTTTTCATTGGTTAGTGTTTCTAGTCTATTTGTATCTGGATTGAGCAAAGGCAGCAGACCTTGTGCCTTCCAGTTGTTTACTTGTTCGTCTGAATATCCTGCTTCACGAAGAATCTGCTCTACAGGAAGACCTGTCATTGATGCCTTGTAGCGTGTTTCCCACTCAGCCTTATTATCGATGGTTTCAATCTCTGCCCACTCAATAATTACTTCATCTGACAGATTATTGATTGCCAGAACGAATGAGAATAGATCATGTAGCGCAGCATCGATGTACGCTTTTCTGTCTCTGCACTTACGGTAGAAGCCTGATTCTGTGGCTCTGGTTGCGTCACCTGAGACATTGCTCTTCTGATACTGCTGGAAGTACGTCAATGGCGTAGACGTGAGCATTGCAAGCGATCTGATATAGAAGTCAATGGGTTCGATGTACTGATCAGGCTTAGGGCTATCCAACTGAGTAACAGAATCGAAACCATTGAGAATTGTTAGCATTCCCGGTGTCGCTGATAGTGCTGTTGGTGCCTCTGTATCCGAAAAGTCAGCGGCTTCTGTGTTGCCTGCCAGAGCGAATCTAGCGGGGAATGAATAGTATTCTGAAGAACTCATCTGTGCTGCAACAAACTTATGAATCGCCTGTTGAGCGTCCCAACCTGCTTTATGCTCCGGCTCTGCATTCTTGCTTGTACGCAACTCAAAGACGGGAATCTGCCCATACGGATTGACAGACTGATCTATCAGTTCAAATGATTGCGGCATAACTTGAGTAGGTAGCGTATGAGCGCTGAAACGATAGATGCCGTCAGCGGTATACAGATTGGCTCTGAACTTGCCGTTCTCTTCCCATAGCCGTACGGCATATTCCATCACTCTAGGGTTGTCAGCCCTGTAGATAGCATGAGTGTTATATGGGCTATTCGAAAACACATCTACTTGCCCATTGGTTAGAGCCACAGTCAGATATGAGTGACCATAGACAAGAGTGTCTGTAATTGCGTTATCCAATTCGATGTTCAGTCTATTTCGAGTGAACACCTGATTGAGCACCTTGGTAGCACGCTTAGTATCTGCCTTGATAGCCAGAATCTCTAGACGCTCTGCTACTGCCTTGACAGGAATAGCAGAGAAGTTCAATGTCCATGAACCTGACTTGCTTAGTGCCTTCTTCACTTGTGGACTAGCAAACACTTCTGCTGCTTGTCCGGTGTAGTACGATTCTGCTTTTTCTAGATCGTCACGTTTGGCTAGAAGTTCATTCAATCCAATCGCTAGAAGAGATCCAATATCTCTTTTGTGCGGACCTTGTCCGCTTTCGTTGATTTCTGTCATAGTTAGTTAGATTCCTTATTATTTCCTTCTATTTTAGCATTATTCCTATCCAAAAGACGTTAGTGCTATATGTAACTTGCTTGTTTGATAATTGGCTTTGCTCTATTGGTAGAGAAGTAGTTGACACCTGTTGCTACAGCGTCAATCAAGTCATCGTGTCTGACGTTAGGAAAGGAGGTCATCTGTTCTTCAAGTAAGAGCATTGACTTAGAGTGCTTGACCTTTCCACGCTTATAGGCATCGAGCGATTGCGTGATTCTTGCTTCCTTCTTGTCGCTGTTACGAATGAAGCGAATCTTGCACTTGATGCCGTCAAGTACAGCCTTCCACAACGTATCTCCGTAGTTCTTTTCCCAAAGCACCAGTTGAACGTCATAATCAGCAATCAAACGCTCTGTGACTGCTCTCAGTTCGTCAGGAGAGCCTCTGAGTTGCTCTGTATGGATAACGTAGATTTGATTGTCTCTCGTGCCAATGACAGCGAATGCGCTGAAGTCAGCGGTCTTCTTGGTCGATACAGCCGGATCAACGCTTAGAAGTACTTTGTCATAGTTATCTGCTGGCTCAATCTCAATATCGTCATCTGCCCAATACCCTGCATCCATTGAGACAGGACGATTCAGATAGTTCATTGCGTAGTCTCTGGTGTGCTGAATGGACTTGAGGTAATCCAACGACCACTGACTAGGCCAAAGAGATTGTTCTATTCCATTGTTTTCTACAATAGGCAGGTAGTGATGAACTGCGATCTGATACTGAATTACCCATTTTAGATCGTTGTCTAGTTGATCTTCAAAACCCCTAGGGTAAATCGGGTTCATGTAGTTAGTTGTTGTAGATGTAGCGTCGATATGCTCATCTGATTTAACATCGATTTTCTGAACTTGACTGTTGACAAGTTCGTCAACTTGTGTCTGCGAAACTTCGTCTAGTTGCTCTACATCTTGTAGATATGTAGCAACTTCCGACACATCTTCTCTACCTGCATCTTTGGGATCATCAACTTCAACTACGTTATCTACTTGTGACAACCTGTGTTTGTACTGCTGCAACTGATCGTTGACTGTCCTGAGACTATCCAAAATGCCACCAGCGATAGGACAAGTGCCAACAATGATGATCTTTGCTTTGTAGTTCAATGCGAATACACCATGCAATAACGTATTCAATCGAGACTTTGCAGCACTAACGGAGTAATCAAGACTTTCAATGTCATCACAGATGATAACCTCTGGCCTTTTCACTCCCACCTTCATGCCCAATGACTGACTATCGATACCTTTAGCAGTGAAGATGAAACCATTATCTTGCTGAATCATAATCTGAGACTGAGATACATACTTGTTGGTTGCTCTAGACTTCTTCGGTCTACATAACTCTGGATAGTCATTACGTAGTAGATCATTGCTATCTAGTTCTGACTTGAATGTCTGAAGATGAATGATTGCTTGATTCTCACTATCTGAGAACGCTGCTATGAACTTCACGTGCTCCATTGCAGCCAGCCATAGGGGCAGGACAGTGAACAGAATCGTGGACTTTCCTGAGGCTCTAGGTGCCAACCATGCGTCACGCTGCAACGATGAACCGTCACGTGTCTTTTCGTTGCCTATGGTCTCCCCTACCCCTGCAAGGGTCTTCCCATACTCAAATAGGTCTAGATGGAACTGTGAGAACTCGGGGGGCTTCCCATCAAAACTAATGTGATGAGACAGATAGAGCAGAGCAAACAACATAGGTCTAGTACGGCATAGTCTTCTTCTACCTTCGCTGGACTCCAATAGTTCTCTAGGAAACTGTTCTAGATATTCTTTAGCATTGAACTCAGTCATTTACTGCCTTCTCTTCGAACTTGTTTAGAAGGTCTTCGATATTCTTATCTGTTTGATTGTCAGACTTTGCATCTTTACCTTGGATAGTTCTAATTAGTTCCGTTGCTTTCTTGACTGTGTTTGCAATCTTCTCTAGGTCTTGTGGAGTTATATCTTCACTACTGATCATCTCAGATGCTTTATTGATAATCTCTTGCGCTGTCATAGTCATATCTGAATCTGAATACCAGACATTCCAGTCTTTGGCCTTTGCTTTGACTGTATCTATTTCTACAACTAATGCTCTTTCGTCTAACCATCTTCTACAAGTCATATAGTGTTTGGGATAGCCTAATTCTTTTTGTGCTGCTCCAATTCCTATGTTTATTGCTAATTCGCAGAAATCATCTGCTTGTTCTTTTGAATATGCCATTGTTTATTCCTTCTTTCTTCCCCGCGGTTTTTTTAAGTATGTACGAGCGCTTTGCATTACTACATATTGTGCTTTGTTCTTACTTCTTCTACTACATATTGACCTTTTAGCCTTGCTTCTTCTTACCTACTACCCCTAATAACGGAGTCTACTCATTTTATCACTATTGCTACTACAAAGTTGCTTCTCTTCTTTTGCTTCATAGTTCGATCTGTAAGGCTCTGTATCTTGCTACCCATGTATTGACCCATGTTTGTTATTAGAGGCTGTCTGTGTAGAACTGTGAAGGGCGCAATGGGCATGTGAGGATGACGCTTCTCCCCTCAGCCGGCCGATGCTGCCTGATCGATGTGAACGCCGTGATATTCTGACCCTATGACTTCTTTACGTCGCCGGACAGCGCTCATCAGCGTTGTAGCCCCCGCCGCCCTGCTTCTGTCAGCCTGTGGTCAGGATCCCTTCACTGCTTCGGGCGTCATTGTCGAGACGTTGGATAGTTACTCCAGTTGCCCACTCGCTGGAGATGAGGTCGTGATCATGGATGCAGAAGGCAAAGACCTTGGCTTCGGCAATCTGAACAGTCCAGAAATGGATGAGTCAAAAGAAGACGATGGCACTAAGTGGGGAACTTGGGTTTACGAATGCACCTACACTTTTGAGATACCAAATATTGAATCCGGCCACGATATTTACAAGATGACTATTGGCGGTCGAGAAGCGCCACGACAGACAGAGGAAGAGTTGTCTTCAGGTATCTCGTTGTCACTCGGATAGGTCTTCAACTCGAATACAAGGCCCCCGGCATTTCTAGTGTCGGGGGTCTTGCGCTATTTGCAAACTGAGCGCTGTCCCTTGCTTAGGGCATACTGTAGGGATGGAACAGTACGACTCTCTCATTGCCCCCGCCGCTGCCATGATCGTTGGCATTGTCGCTGCCCTAGCAACGATGATGGTTAATCGTGAACGTTATAGCCAGAAGATTGAACGGCTCTCGATTGCCGTCAAGAACGTTGAAGGTTTCCCCAAGATGCAAGAAGGGTTAGTCAAAGAGATTGCCCGTCTGCGTCTACGTATGGGCTACGGTTTTAATTATCCTGTAGTTGTATTCATGGCCCAGTTATCCACGTTCTATTTACTTGTTGGCCTACCCCTGCTCCCGTATGCGATCTACAAGCAAAACAATGTTCTTATATCTGGATCAGTCATCTCAGTATTATTCTATCTTGCAATAACCTTATTGGATCAGTACTTCTACAAGGACTACGTGAAGAATCACGCTTAGTCTTACTTCGCTCCCCCGCCGGATGGTGCATAATCATGCTGTGACCGAACTTGCACCGATCGTCATTCCGGCCGCTAGCGCACTACGTTATATAGACAACAGCCCCCCAACTAATCCATTGGGGGGCTGTCGCTTACTTGCTTTAGTTGAACAATATTCTGTAACTGTCTATATCAAACCAGAGTGCTTGTTTCTCTTCGTGCGTTAGGTCTATCTTGCCTTCTTCATAGTCCTTCACCTTCTGCTTTCTTTCTTCTGTTATTGGTTGATAACTGCTTCTGTACTTTGCTACTTCTTTTTGTCTACTACACTTTGTTGAACAATACTTTCTTTGTTTTCCCGTTAGTAGGTTGTCGCATCTAATACATCTTTTCATTTGTTCTCCTTATTCTTTTTCTTCCCCCGCCGAATCTGGCAGTCTCATTTTCTTATTGCGTTTGCTGCAATAGGTATCTCGTGCTTGGTTATAATCGTGGAACTCTAATAGTGCGTACAGCATCAACGCTTCTGCGCTCATTTCTTCATAGAGATAGCCTGTCAGGCTACTTCTTTCTTCTCGTTCTCTGTATCCAAACATAATGCCTTGTGTATCTCCTTGTAGTTATCTGCATCTATTCCTAGTTCTTGCAGCGACTTCTCGAACTCTTGCGGAATGATCAAACAGTCTTCGTAATAATCTAGTTTGTATTTTACTTGGTATTCTTCAAGATTGTTTATATCGATGGATAGTTGGTCTTTTACTAGTTGCTCCCACTGTTTGCGCAAGTTGTCTACATTCGCTGCTGTGGGTTTTTGAGACTCGTTGGGTATGTATTCATACCCTTCCGCCGTTTGAGGCTCTCTGTGTTTAACGGAGACGGCGGGAATCAATGCCTGACGCTGTAGTAATCGGTCTAGTCTGGAACGATGCTCTCTACGCTGTTTTAGATGCTCTGCTGAACGATTGGGAGTAGTGAACTCCTGTCCTGCCCATCTGTCAGGCTGAGAACCTAGATTGAGGATTCGGGCATCTGATACGCCTTTATCAATCCTAAAGTTTTCCGGCGATTGTGTAACTATGCCGGACTTTTCCAAACGCTCTACAAGTCTTCTAACAACCTTTCTGTCAACACCTGCCCTTTCTGCAATCCTTTTCTTGCTGATAACAGGTTGACTGTTTGTGAACCTGCAAGCCTCTGAATATATCTCTACAACTATTTTTGTTTGGTTAATGCTGTTGCAGACTTTTAGTGCTTCTTCTGCCCACTTGATTAGTTCTTCGTCAATCGTCTTGACTGTGTTGCTCCAATCTTGTGCTTTACGAATAATCTTCTTGAGGTCGTTCTCTTTGATGTGCTTCTTTTCACCTGCCGCTGCTATCACTCTGTTAGTTGGTATTGCATACCTGTAGCAGTAAGCCAGTGAGACTAGTAGTTCTTTTCCTACTTCTGAAACATCTACTCTTTTGATCCTTGTTACATACGAACTATCATCATTGTGAATCATTACCTCTGGAAACTCTACTACTACCTCTATCCCCTTGTGCTCATACGTTAGTCCGTATGGTCTTGTATATCCTTGTTTCAGGTGTCCCACAGAACCTATTACCCGCATATACCCGCCCGGGGCGGCTAGTCTCTTATCCATTAGAGTCTCTAGGTAAAGGTATTGAGAGTAGGAAAGGGGGGAAGAAAAGGTGCTACGAATATCATCAATCTCTTCAAGAGAAAGTGAAGGGCAGAGTTGAAGAATTGCATAGAGGGCAGTCATGGGTAGTTGGTTTGCCATATCAGCAAACCGTGGTTGTTCCATGAACTCTCGTAGTAGTGCAGGAGTTTGAATAATCTGCGCTACATCTTTTCCTAATTGTTTCTGGTAGTTGATAGTTTTGAACCTATCAATTTGTTCTTTTGTGTTCATTGGTTCTCCTAAATAATATGAAAGTGCCCTAGCGGTGAACATCACTAAACCGCTAGGGCACAATACTTTTCATATTCAACTTTAGGAGTTGGTCTGTGTACTGCTCCGTTCGTGGGCGATGTTCAACGGGGACTAGTCCAGTATAGCACAACCTGCCTTACCACACTAGCGCTGCTGGCGCAACATCTTTACATATAGGAACTAGTGAGAGTATTTAGATACAAGAAAACCCCGACTATTTAGCCGGGGCCAACTTGTAGTTCTGAACTTATCCGTTTAGTTCGTCCCACTTCTTGCGGGTTGCTACCTTGATTCCCCGCTGACCTTCCGACAATCCCGGTGTATCTCGCTCAAACTGTCGAACCTGCTCTTCAGTGATTCCACGAGCATCAAGCCAGTCATGCATAGATTCAGTCTGCCCACGACCAACCTTCGTGGTGGGAACTGGATCAGCAGTTTCAAGAATCTTGTTCAACTGCTCATCTAACTTCTTGTAGTTGGCAGCAGTCATCGTGACCTTGCGACGTTCACCTTCCCATTCCAAGATGCCTGACTGCACATCTGTACCTTCGGCAATCTCCTTTTTGTCGTAGTCATCGACATAGGTTGTGATCTGAACTGATCCCATGTGTCCTCCAAGGTAGATAGTTGAAGGATCATCTCACGATGGAGACTGTGCAGTCAACAAGTTCTGAACCTTCTTGTAGTCCTGCTGAAGATAGAAGGCATACGTAGTTGAGATTTGGGAATGTCCCAGAATCTTTGAGACAGTTGAGATGTCGATGCCGTTGCGAATCAGGTTATTGGCAGCGAACGAACGTAGCGCATCAGCGTTGAGTGACAGATCATATACTTTGCTCAATCTGTTTAGTTCAGACTTCACAGCAGATGTGCTTACAGGTGCTTCTACTTGCTTCAGCCGTTCTGCAAGCCAATCAGGTGCCAGCAAGACACGAGCATTGCCAGACTTCAGCGGTACAGCGCGACCATGCTGATTCTGTCGATCTATGACGACGTTGTTCCCATCTACTGACCGGCGATTGAGTGCAGTTGCTTCTGAGACTCGGCAACCCAATAGAGCCATAGAGTAGTGCTGTGTTGACCACTTGGCATCTTTGAACGCTAGATGAAGTTGGTCTACAGATTCGGGAATGTTCCAATGTTTGCTTACAGACGGACCAATAACTACGGGAAGTTCGCACACTGTCCTAACTGCAATCGATGCCAGTTTCCTAGTGTTCGGCTTCTCTAGAGCATCAATCGCTGCTTGTGCTTCTTCTACAGTCCATGAAGAACTAGCCCCAATAGTGGTCAGAACGTTCTTGTATGAACTGATCGTGTTGGGTCGCAACTTCCTAGCAATAGCCGTCTGATTTAGTTGCAGTTCTAACAGGGCATCCATCTTTCTGACCTTTCGTGACGATACTTCTGGGTATTAGTTGCTGTTGTAAAGGTGATTTTATTCTGCTATCCTAGATGGGCGTCCCGCCGGGATGCAGGTGGAAAGTTCCAGACGAACTTTCTGCCTTTTCTCATTTCAGGAGGAAAAACATGAGTTACCGATTCTGTAGGAACAACTATGACAGCGGAAGAATATTTGAAGAAAGTAGAAGAACGCATTTTGACTGACCCCAAACTAGTAGAAGCAATACATCTACTACTCGAATGAAACACGATTAGGGTCCAACTTGTGGCCCCCACCATTATTGGGTTTGATGAGTATTGAACCGGGAATCAACTGGTTTACTACTTCTTGTTGTGTAGCAAGGTCAGACTTGCAGAAGTGTTCATATGAACTAACTACGGGAGCAGCGGCGGAAGTTTCAGAAATAAGACTTTCCCGCTGTTCTTTTAGTTCGTCCCTTTCTGTCTTGTATTCGTCAACTGTGTAGTCTCCCATCTTATATAGATCACGCAGCCGTTCTAGTTCTCCGTCGATTCGCTCAATCTTTTCTGAGTTGTCAACCTGTGGCTGAATCCTTTCAGGCATCTTGTCCAAAGCAGGTTTGATGACGTTTTCCAAGACGTACTTATCTATCTTGTCTGCGTTGATGTTGTTTTTGCCACAACCTTTCTGTCCCGGCTGACAACGGTAGCGTTCATTATTGAGAACTAGTGTTTGTAGGCAAAGGTCACCATTGACAGTATTTGCGCAAACAAGTTTTCCACTCAGAATCCTTTTTGGTTTGTTTCCCTTTTTGGCAGGCTTAGTCTTCTGTGCTTCCAGCCGTTTTTGCGCGGTCTCAAAAGTTTGCGAATCAATGATGGTTTCCCACTTTCCATTCTTGGTCATCACTTCACCATCAATGATCGACCAACCGCAGTAGGACTCGTTCGTCAGAATGCCTCTAACTCCACGAATGTCCCAACGTGAGCCGGTAGACATTGGAATATTTCGCTCATTCAGAATGCTTGTGATGGAGAACAGGCCAACACCTTTATTGAACATCTCGAATATCTCGATGACGGTCTTGGACTCGTTGGGATGCAGCGTTTGCTTGGTCTTATCTGCGTATCCAAACAAGCGATAACGTGCAGGCAGAACGTCGCCTTGCGCCAACTTGTCACGCTTCTTCATCTTCTGGCGATATGCCGCAATGTCTCTCTCATACTGCGCAAACAGCGCCATTATTCCGGCTATTAGAATGTCAGTGTGCGTGTTGAGTTTCAGTTCTCCACCACTGATAGTCCAAATCTTTGCACCTGCTTTTTGCGTAATGGCGCGTAGCAAACGGTCATCATCTTCATTACGAGAAAAACGGTCTATGGCAGTTGCAAGAACTATGTCTACTTCGTGGTTCTCTACATGACTGAGAAGTTGAAGGAATCCCGGCCTGTCTCTCTTGGCACCTGACACAGAGTTGTCAGTAAAAACGTGAGCCACTGTCCAGCCCTGTTTTTGGGCATACTCTTTGCAACGACGTTCTTGCCTGTCCACGTTCTCTGTGTCGTCTGCCGCTGAGATACGGCAGTAGATGCCGACAGTTTTGGTATCGCTGCTGGTCATGGTGCGTTTCCTGTCCGGTTTGGGGTCCAATATGCAGTCTGGTTGTGAACTACAGTATGACGGCTTCTACCGTCCGACCGGCTGATGGCACCCGACAGCTGTCGGCACACCGACCCGATTACCGGGGTGGTCGCCGAGGTCGGCACCGACGGCGTCCCGGTGGGCCTGGCCCTTCCGGAGGC